TGCATCATCGTTAACTACTGGTACTGCTACTGTTGCTACAACTGCTACTAACATTGCTGGTGGTTCTGCTGGTCAGTTAGTTATTCAGTCTGATGTTGGCTTATCTACTTTCATTACTGCTGGTGCGTCTGGTACGTTCTTACAATCAACTGGCGCTGGTTATGCTCCTACTTGGGCAGCTGGTCAAGTTACTATCGGTTCTACTGCTGTTGCTCTTGGCGCAACTGTTACTTCTTTTACTGGTCTTAATATTCTAACTGCCACTGGCACTAGCCACTGGTTGCTACCAGTTGGTACTACTGCTCAACGTCCAGGTTCTCCTGCGACTGGTATGGTTCGTTATAATACGGATACAGTTGGATTTGAAGGTTATTCTTCTGGTTCTTGGTCGTCGCTTGGTGGCGTTTCTTCTGTTGACAAATATACATATATCCAAGCAGAAACTTCTGCTGGTGCTTCTAATGGTGAACTAGAATTCTTTGTTGAGAATTCAGCTGGTAATGCTGCTGTAAAAGCAATGGGTATTACTAATGCTGGTGTTACTATTGCTGGTAACTTAACTGTTGATGGTACAACTACTACTATTAATTCAGTAACTTTAACTGTTGATGATAAAAATATTGAACTAGGTTCTGTTGCTTCTCCTACTGACAGTACTGCTGCTGGCGGTGGTATTACTCTTAAGGGTGCTACTGACAAGGTTATTGATTGGAATGCAACTACTGGTTGGAGACTTGAGGATGATATAGCAACACGCAGATTGTTCACTGGAACTACTTCTAGTACAAATGCAACTTCTATTCTGGCTGTTTCTGCTTCTACGTATCGCTCTGGTGTTATTGAGATGCAAGTTGTTAATAGCACATCATATAGAATCTGTCGTTTGATGTTTGTTCATGATGGTACTACAGTAACTATATCTGAAAATTATTTGGTTGGTTTAGATATTCAAACTGCCACTACAAATACTACATTCACTGCAGATATTAGTGGTGGTAATGTTCGTATTCTAGCTACTGCCGCAAGTGGAACTTCTACAATCAAGGGTGAGTGTACTCTATTCAAGGTATAATTAAATGGCAATCCCAACAAGTAGAGAGAGTCTAAAGCAATACTGCCTCAGAGATCTAGGTGCTCCAGTACTGGAGATTAACGTAGATGATGATCAGTTAGAAGACCGTATTGATCAGGTGCTGGATTACTGGCGTCTTTATCACTACGAAGGTATCGAGCAGATTTATCTTAAGTGTCAAATTAAAGCATCTAGACTAACTATTACCACAGGTAATGCTGCTTCATTTGGTTTAGAACAACCTGTTGTTGGTGCAACTTCTGGTGCAACAGCAACTATTACTAGAGAGAATAATACAATTTCTTCTGGTAATACTTTGCTTGTTAAGAACGTAGTTGGAACTTTCGTTGCTGGTGAAACTATTACCAGTGGTGCAATTACTGCAACTCTTGGTTCAGGTACTCCTTGCGTTCTTGGCGAGTATGATAAAAAATATGTAGATATCCCTGATGCTGTTTATGGTGTCACTAAAGTTCAAAGTATTGGTCAAGCATCTTCTTCAAAGAATATCTTTGATTTGCAATATCAATTACGCTTAAATGATTTGTATGACTTAACTTCTACATCAATCATTTATTTTAAAACTGTTATGGGTCATTTGGCTTTATTAGACTTAGAGTTAAATGGTCATACCTTGTATCGTTTTAATCGCTTACAAAATCGTTTGTATCTAGATATTAACTGGCAGACTGATGTATCATTCGGTGATTATATTATTGTCTACGCATATCGTGCTTTAGATCCAGCTGAGTTCTCCAAGGTATGGAATGAGAATTGGATCAAGCGTTATACTGTTGCTCAATTCAAACGTCAATGGGGTACTAACCTAAAGAAATTTACAGGTCTACAACTTCCAGGTGGCGTAACATTAGATGGCGATAAGTTATATGCTGAAGCCATGAACGAAATTCAAATCTTAGAAGACGAACTGCAAAATAAATCTGCTCCTCTAGAATTCTTCTTAGGATAAAATGTCTACAACAAATGTATATTTTTCTCAGGGAACTAAAAACGAACAGCACCTGATTGAAGATATTATCATTGAATCGCTAAAGATTTATGGTAATGAAATATTTTACATTCCAAGATCCTTAGTTTCCAAGGATAATGTTCTAGGTGAAGATCGCCTTTCTCAATTTAAAACTGCATTTCCTATTGAGATGTACTTTGAGAACGTAGACTCGTTTGGTGGTCAAGGTGCGTTTATTCAGAAGTTTGGTTTAATGATTGAACAGTCTGCAACTTTAGTAGTTGCTCGCAGACGCTGGGAACAATTAGTTGGTCGTTATGGTCAAACTCAAATACCTTCTCGTCCGAACGAAGGCGACTTAATTTACTTTCCACTGACTGGTAGTTTGTTTGAACTTAAATTTGTTCAACATCAAGACCCATTCTATCAACTTGGTAAACTATATGTTTACAAACTTCAAGTTGAACTATACCAGTACTCTTCAGAAAGAATTGATACTGGTATCGCTGAGATTGATACGTTTGAATCTCTTAAAACATTCAGCACTAATACAACTAGAAATATTCACGGTAGAGTGGCAACCATTACAATGACAAATAGTGGCACAGGATATACTTCTGTTCCAACAGTTACCCTTATAAGTTCTACTGGTATCGGTGCTACTGCAACAGCAATTAGAGGAACATCTGGAACTAATCTTAATAAGATTACTGGGATAACTATTACAAATGCTGGTACTCGTTATCAGACAGCTCCAGTTGTTAGTTTTACTGGCGGTGGTGGTACTGGTGCTGCAGCAACAACTACTCTTGATATTGATATTAAGAAATCCTCTGATGGTTTTGGCGAAAATGATTCTTTCAAAGATGCAGCTACTGGTGTTATTAACTTTGATGATCAGAATCCATTCGGAGAAATAAACAATGCTTAATGGAAATGTTTATTACCATGGTTCTATAAGAAAAGCCATTGTGGCTTTTGGTCGTTTATTCAGCGACATTTATATTGATCGTAAAGAAGGCAACTCTGTTGCTGGTAACACTATTCAGCGTTTACAAGTTCCACTTTCTTATGCACCAAAAGAAAAATGGTTAGTTCGTTTAGAGCAGCAACCTGATTTAGAAAATAATGTAACTATGGTTACGTTACCAAGAATGTCTTTTGAAATTAATAGTTATGCATATGATTCTTCTCGTAAGTTGAATCGCATGCAACAAATTAAAACTGATGTATCTAACAGCACAAAGCCAACTGTGTATACGCCAGTTCCATATAATGTAGATATCTCGCTTTATATCTTGACAAAGACTCAAGAAGATGGTCTACAAATTATTGAACAAATCTTACCTACGTTTACTCCAGAATATACTTTGGCAGTTAACGTAGTTCCTTCGATGGGAATTACTATGGACGTTCCGATTATCCTTGAGAGCGTAAGTGTTGTTGATGAGTATGATGGTAACTTTCAAGATAGAAGGTTCGTTACTCATACATTAAATTTCCAAATGAAACTTAACTTATTTGGTCCAGTTTCTGATCAAGGTATTATTACTGAAGTTAATGCCAACATCGGGCAAAATGAATCAACTGGTGCAAACAGAGTATATGTTGCTACGGGTAATATTACAACCGCAACAGTTACTTCGGAACAGTGGTCTGGCGAAGGATTATAATTGGCTGAAATATATAATTCGAATTCGAACTTAAAAGCTGCTGGTGTTGTTGTTGATTTTACTCCAGAGAACATCCAAGAGTATATAAAATGTTCCCAAGATTATATTTACTTTATTGAACACTATTGTTATATTGTTACTC